CGTTTGTTCATCATTGACATAGAAATGTCACCGGAAAAAGAGGCCGCATACAAAATAGCACAGCACAAACAATCCAACATGACAAGAGAACAACGGGCCGACCTTGCGAGTGAGTCTATCGCTATCCGTAATTGGATTAACACCAGAATGCTCGACGCTATGTTTGACCCACCATCCGGTGTGGTCTTTGCGGAGAGTCTCGGTGATTGGTTGAACCGGCCCGACATCCGTTCATACGAGGCCGACATCTTCCGTCGTCTCGCTATCGGCTACTCGATGATGAAAGGTGAATGGGTTGGCAACAAACCACTTGTCATTGAATTAGATGTTAAATTACTTTCGCTCTTAGAATCCGCACTCATCATGCGTCGTTCTGTTATGGACACCGAGGTTCGTCTCATCAAAGACACTTATTGGATGCAAGACATCACACGCTCTACCCTGCTCAAAGAGATTAGCAGAATAATAACTAACGGAGATTACACCTCCGCTAAGAGATGGATTGGGGAAAACCTTGAAGGGCAACCTTGGTATGCAGAATACATACCGAAGGGTAAGGGTCGTGGTCGGCGTGGTGTGATGTGTCGCATCGGGCCGCTAACAGACCCCGAACAAATCAAACAGAAGTGGGGGTCAAACGATGAGAACAAGGAATGAGATTGAACAGCGACTTGCCGGTGAATACAACGCCTTGACGATTGACACTCTCCGATGGGTTTTAGATAATCCTGAATGTCCGATGTGCGGAATTGGCACACGGAAAGATTTGGAGGTTGGTGTTCATTCGGGAGAAGTTACCACATTATATTTAGAGGAAAAGTACGCTTGGCCTGTTGGTACAGTTATGACTCACATGGATGAACATGTAGATTATGACCCAGAAGAAGCACAGCACATGGAAAGAATGCGAGGGGAGAGCATAGACACGCTCACCAGCGCGCAGGATATTGTCTTCCGTCTGTTGGGGTGGCTCGATGAATTGGAGGCCATCAAGGACTCCACAGGAGGCATAACATCGGAGTGGGTTGCCGACGCATCTAAATTGGTTGCTCAAGCAAACACATCTCTCCGACTTGTCGGACAACTCAAGAAAGAAATTGGTGTAGACTCTCAGTTACTTTTAGCGCAAAAACAAATGGATTCAGTTATGGGTATTTTAGTAAACAGTCTTCGCGATTCACCGCACCTCTTAGACGACATCGAATTTAGAATCGCTACCCTCAAACCACCAACGCACACTATCGAATACACGGGTGATGAGTGATGAAACAATGGCGTAACAAATCCCACAAAACCCTCTACTCTCGACGCATTGAGAAGGTAGAATATCCAAGACTGATTGACGCTATGAAAGATGACTTCGTAGATGCTTTGATAACTGACAACGGAATTACTTGGTCGGTGAACGATTACAAAGTTACCCGACAATCTGTTAGTGATGCTTGGGGTTTGTCTTACGCTCAAATGACTCGACTTCAAGATTACATCTACGAGAATGACCCTTGGTATGCGGAGAGAGAATAATGGGAATAATAATACTGACTGCCGATGATTCACCATACCGTTCAGGTAATGTCATTGAATCAAGAGGTTTGAAACATCCTCCGACAGCACCCGACACTACCTATCTTGTTCACCAAACAAAGATAACGGAAAAAGAAATAACGCATTGGTTGGGTCTTGTTCCTTATCGTTTGGTTTTTGTTATCAACAAATTACCTAAATTAAAAAAGGAAACCAAAGAAGAAATAATAATAGACAAAAGCCTCAACGCAAAAACCGGCCACAAGAAGGAGATTGATGCCCTGTTCAGGTGGGGCGACCGTCGAAGGGTTCACACTTTGTTCGCCGGAACACCTCTCCCTTTGGCATTGGCGTTTGTGAGAGTGAATGATAAAAGAATAGAATTGTGGCGTACTCTTGCGAAGGTAGCATTCACGCTACCTCCCGAATACGCCGAGGCCGTCTTGGTCTACGGAATCAAACCGACGAACAAATCAGTGGCTTGGCCTAACAAATCTAAGAAGGATGATGAAGCACCACCACAATTTAGGAACACCGATAAGTATTGGCGTAACATTATCTCTATCCAACCGAAGGTGCGAAACCAAATCCGAACGCAAACACCGGACAAAGCACCGGAGATTATGAAAAAGAGAATGGAGAAAACGCATGAGTGGTTTTAGCATAATAGTAATTGTTATCTGTCTTTTAATTCTTAGACACTATTACTCTCTCCGAGTGGTGGAGGCTCAAAGAAGATTCATCATTAAGGTTGGGTTCGATACTGTAAATTATCACAACCGAATCGAAAATACTGATGAGGATTCTACGGCAGGATTTGATTGGGTCGTTAGTAATAATACGGAAAACAGTCTTTCTGTTTGGGATGACTAAGCATTTTAACTTTACGGCAACTTTAATAAGCAACCCATGAAACAGTTATACGATGAGTGCGACGAACCGACGAGTCCGGCGCGCTATCCTCGATATTCTTTGGGATGAAGGGCCGCTAACCAAAGAAGAAGTCGCTACGGAATTAGCGAGACGGAAAGGTATCGGTCGTGTACCAAGTCCACATAGCCTCTCCGCATTATTATGTAAATCCAACTCAGTAATCAGTGTTGGTAAGAAGATTGTTCAAAATATAATTGGGGTAAAAGCAAAACATTTACTTTATGATATTGACCGTGAAGTAGTGTTGGTGAAATCCGAGATAGAGTATATCCGAGAACCTTCTACTATGACCCCTAAAGAAAAAGCGAGGTCGGCTAAATGTACTTCGTGTTCTCGCACAAGGATTTTTCAGGAAGGCAAATCCGAATGTATTTCTTGTGTTCGATTGAGTGAATAGTATTAGTCGGGTTTGTTCTAAACCCCTTTATTAGTCGGATAGGTGGGTTTATATAGTGTAAGAAGTATGTATATATGTAAGGGGAAGAAGATGAGAGCCGAAAGCATACCACATGTCGAATATGAAATACTTAGCGAAGTAATCAACAACATAGATATTGCCGATGTTCAAGACGCTATGGTAACTGATGCAGTCACAGAAAAGCGGTTCAAGACCGGTGCTAAGAATGTTGCCAAGTTACTTCGTAACTTGATGGCTCGACGGACTCACCGGCTACCCCACACACACACGGAATACAAACAAAAGGAGGAATGAAATATGATAAAGGAATTGAAGGATGGAATGTTAATGGTTACTATATGGGAATGCCCTGACTGCGGAGAGCGAGAGGGTTACAAATTTACACGCCAAGAGTGCTTGTGCAAATTGGAGGAATGAAATATGGTTAAGCGTTGTCCTTTGCGAGTGGGTGAAACCGTCGCAGTCTCACACATGAGAGAGAAGATGCTCGGTCGTTCTCAACATATCCCTGCCGGAACCGGTGGGTTCAAAGTCACTGAAATACACCAAACAAGTGCATACTCAAACGGTGGTTATTTTATCGTAATACAAAGTCAAAAGAAAATTAACGGTGGCAAAGTCGAAATCACTTTCAACATCATGTGGCCTCATTTCAAGGGTCGTGTCAAGCCCGTTCAACACTATGCAGGTTTCCGAATCTTCGTTCCTGAATCGTCAAATGCGAAGAAAAACAACCCTTATATAGCCCCCTCTCCGAGAACAAATCAACAAGAGATTGATAGCATTATCGCTAAGAGTGTTCCTGCCGGTTCACGCAAGCGACTTGTTCTCGCAGACTTTTTGGAGGAATGAAAAATGGTAACAGTGCAAATTAGAATAGACATAAACCTTGATATTGACATAGACATAGACGACTTGATGGATGAAACACTCCGTTCTGTCGTTGAACAACAAATCCGAGACTGCTACATTGATGACATCGTAAACAGCATGGATGTGATTGGATGAACGCAAACGAATTATTCAAGGGTCTACGAAGAATTAGGAGTAGAGTAAATTACCCGAACTTCATCAACCACTTCTACGGCGGCAGTCCTTCGGTAGACTCAACATACCGCATTGCCCAATGGACTATGTTCAGGGATGACCTTGTGTCGTTTTGGTGTCATTCCGACAACATTCGCCAAGCACTTCTTGAGTCTTTGGTTGAGCGACATGTCGCAAAGGAAAAGCAAGCCGAAGAATTATCCGCAGTCATTGACGAGGTGGGAATTTGATTGGTAAGTGGCTTGTTAAGCGTTTGTTGCGAAAGCAAGGTTGGGCCGTGTGTCACACATGCGACGAATCCATTGTTCAACTCAAAAGCGACAACGGATTATGTAGCCCATGCGAACAGGAATTTTACAAAGAACAACAACGACAATACCATCTTGCCGAGGCTTCTGTATGATATTCCCTTATTGTGACGGATGCGGTCTTCGTTTGGCTCATCATAATAGTGAAGACGGTAAATGTGTTGCTTGTGGTTGGGACACCACTTTGTCTATCGAAGAACCTGAATACTGTTTCAAGTGTGTAAAACCTATGGTTCACCGACCACAATTTGAAGGTCGTAAACACTGTAAAGTATGCAAAGCAGAACATATCATTAAGGAAATAACAGGTGAGGAAGAATGATTGACACAGACAAAATAATGCGAACTACAAAAATCCTTCTTCATCTTCGGCACATCAATAAAAATGAAGCCGATGGTTATTTGGAACTTATCGCAGAAGTGAAGCGATTACAGGATGTCGCATACCGTAGAATCTGTATGATAGGAGAGCGTGATAAAGAAATCGCGCGCTTGCTTGAAGTGATTATGTACGGGCGACTTACTCAAGCGATAAAACAGGATGGTTCACTATGAGTATTTGGGCTACGAAACACCGACCGAAAAATTTGGGTGAGGTCATCGGACAAGATGAAATCGTCAATGAATTAAAGGTAATAGTAAGTGGTAAAGCACCAATGCAACATTACCTTTTTCATTCTCCCGAAGCCGGAACAGGAAAGACTTCTGTTGCGAATGCTATGGCTAAAGAATTAGGTTGGCAACTTGTTGTCTTCAATGCGTCTTCTAAGAAAGAGCGAGGTATTGACTTCATAGAAGAGACTATTATTCCCTTAACAAGAAGTGGTTTGAAAGAGAGAATCTTCTTTTTAGATGAAGCAGACCAATTAACTGATGCGGCGCAGTCGGCACTGAAAGGTGTGATTGAGAACGCCAATGGTTTTTTCATTCTCGCTTGTAATAACTTGAACAAGGTTTCACGGTGGCTTCAATCGCGATGCCAAGTCCGAACCTTCAAACCGATTCCTCAAGCCGACATCATACGGCAACTTCGATACATTGTCAGTATGGAAGGTTTGAGAAGTCATTTAGGTGGTGGTGAAGACTCGCTAATTATTATCGCAAAAGCACATGCCGGTGATTTAAGAAACGCCATTGGTGCGACTCAATCATACATCCACATGACCGTCAATGACCAAGAGAAATTCTTGGATTCCTTAACCACACCAGATATTAACTACAAGGTATTATTACGCCTATGTTTCCTTGAGAATGGGTTCGATGAGGCATTGAAAATGTTCGTTGGTGAAGTCCGTGAGCAAGTGCGTGGTACTTTCCGATACGCTGTGAACAGTGGTGCTAATGCCGAATCTAAAATGAAGGTAATAGAAAGTGCAATAGTAGCGGAACGAGATATAATTAACGGAGTAGATGCAGAAATCGTGCGTCACAACTTCATTAGAATGTTGGTCGGAGGGAACCAATAACAACCTTTTAATACCCCCCAATGAAAACGAATAGATACAGGAAGTGAGCAGAATGGTAGCATACGAACAGATGATAGAAAAAGTAGCCGGACAGATTAAGACAACCGTTGAAGCGTTGAGTGCGAAAGCCGATGCGCTCTTTGCACAAGAAGGTGCAGGTTGGGAAGCCGCCGGTAAAACAGAAGAACAGTGTAAGGTTTTGGCTCTCCGCGTTGCGGCCCGCCAAATTTCAAGCGAAGCCTCCAAATTAAGCAGAAGCGGTGCAACTCTCTTTGAGGGTATGTTTGTTTCCGTTGCCCGTGAAAAGGATTGGGCAAAGATGGCTTACAACAAGATGAAGAACACTCTCGCAACTATGGATGAATCGGGTCGAATGGCACTTGTCGAACAAGGTGCTGTTGTTCTTTATGAGAATAACCACGACGGCACATACAGCCGACACGCCAACCCTTCTTTGCTGTCGCAACGAGTCTTTGAAGAAGGTTCGTCTTCGACTGACATTGACTCTCTACCACCTCGACACATGGCGTTAGACGCAAACACACTCTTCTCTTTGATTTGGGATAAAAGTAACATGACCTTCGCCAACGGTAATGCCAACTTCAAGTATGGCTCAAACAGACCGCTTGAAGAATTAGACCGAACATGTTTATTCTTAGGGCGAAAGAAAGGTTCTAACGATAACCCTGAAATCATCGAAGTTCGTCTCTCCGGCGAACAAGCGAAGACCCAATGGCCGACATTTGTTTGTGGTAGTATTGGCTTAAAACCTGCCGCTAAAGCAGGTCTTTGTTATGGCTCAAAGGCTACCGCCTTCACCGCCGACGAATCGGTTGCACAAATCTTCACCGCACCTCCATTGATGCTTGACGACGACGGCGCACCTGTCGGTTTGATTCGTGATTGGCTTGGTAACAACCTTCTTTCTTCCATCGAAGAATGTGGTAAAGCATACGCTAAACTCGACCAGAAAGCAAAGTGGAATACTGTCTTCGGTACTCTTGTTGAAGTCGTTCACATTGACCCTCGCGAAAACGGTGGCTTCATCGTTTCTCTCGGTGACACTGATATTATGAGCGAGGCAGAAGTAGTCTCTCTCTATGTTCCTGCCGAACAAGAATCCGAAGTGGACTTTGGCGTTGGTTCGGAGATTGTGATTTGCGGCTCTCCTTGGATTACCCGTGATGACGAATTGAGATTCATGGTCAATTCATGGTGGTGCTTGAATCGTATTGCACCTCTCGCAGACACCGACTTCACCGCCGATGGCGACGGTTGGGATTGAAACAAACAGAAGTATTGGGGGAATAATAGATGACGAATGTTGTAAAAGGTGATGACGCTAAGGCGGCTATGTTGGCAGGTATTACTGCTCTCTCCGACGCTATCAGTGGTACTCTCGGCCCTTGTGCCAAGACTGTTATTGTGTCCGGTGTTATGGAGGGTAGACCTCCGAGAATCCTGAACGATGGTGTTTCTATCGTCAATGCTGTAAAGTCAAACGACCCCGCTATTCAAACGGCTATCGAATTGTTCCGACAGGTTAGCAACGAGGCACAACAAGCCTCCGGCGACGGAACGACGACTGCTACTGTTCTTGCTAAGAGTATGATTGACGCTGTTAATCGTAAACAGTCTTATGATAATGGTGTAACAATAACCGTAAAAGAAATACAACAAGACTTGAACGAGATTGTCTCACACATACGAAATCAATCCTCGGAGATTCATTTGGATGAAGAACACGACTTCGGTACTCTATGTGATGTTGCGACAATAGCCGCCAACAACGATGAAGACTTAGGCGTGATGATTGGTGAGATGTTTTTAGAAATCGGTGAAGACGGAATGGTGAACATGAAGGTCGGTAGTACCGACTCATGCTCTTGGTCTAAAGAATCAGGGTTCAATATCCCTGCCGGTTTCGCATCCCCAATGTTCGCAAACACCCCCCAAAAGGAGTGTGTGTTTGACAACCCTCTCATCATCCTTGCCGATGAAGTCATCGAAGACTTTGACAAAATGACACCCGCACTTGAGGTTGCTGTTGAAAATGGTAGAGCAATTGTTTTCATGGTAAACGACATCAAAGGAATTGCTTTGTCTAACCTAATCGCTAATAAATTAGGCGGAATAGTAAACGCTTGCGCTATCCGAATGCCGAAAGGTGGTTACGATAGTGAAGGTTGGTTTAGCGATACCAAAGTGTTCTGTGGTTCGGATTATGTGTTTCGTGGTTTTGGTGACGACGACCCGATGAGTATTAAAAATGCTAAGGCGGGCGAAGGACACTTCGGAACGGTGGATAGGATTATCGTAAAAGAAAATACTACCCACTTGATTATGAGTGATGAAAGTAAGGACAACTCTTACCGTATGCGTATGGGTGAGTTACTTTTAGGGTTAGGCGCACAAGCCGAATCTACTACTCATCCTTTCGACAAGGAAAAATTACTTGCCAGAATTAACCGTCTTAACGGAACAGCCGCTACTATCTACATCGGCGGTGTGACCGAATTAGAAATTCGTGAAACCCGTGAACGGGTAGACGACGCAGTAAACGCTACACGCCTTGCCCTTAAGGGTGGGTATGTTGAAGGTGGCGGTATGGCTCTTGTTTGGGCTTTGCGTTCTCTTCAAGGATTTGACAACCTGTGGATGAGTGTTTTAACAGCACCTTACCGACAAATAATGAGTAACGCAGGTTATGTTTGGGCTGTCGAAGATTATAAAAAATACATGATGCTTGATGCCTTAACCGGAGAAGAAGCAGAAAGGTTAATCATAGACCCAACGGAGGTTGTTATCAACAGTCTCAAGTCGGCGGTGTCTATTGTTTCCCTAATAATGAACACCGATACTATGGTGATTGTTGAGAAAATGGTGGTAGAATAACTACCCTTATATAGTATGAAGAAGGAGAGAATAATATGTCGTGGAACAGTACAAAAACAACGAGCGCACCTACCCCTGAAAAGACAGGGTTCGGGAAAGATTACTACCGAAATATGTTTGAGAACAATACGGCTCAATCCGTTCCTGTTCGTATGGCATTGGTCGGCAAAGAGAATTGTGCCAAGACCGGACTTGCTATTAGCATCTCACGGCAGGTAAACCCGAACGGTAGAATCTATGTCTTCGATGTGGATAACTCCGCTAAGGCAACCATTGATTCGGCATACCCTAACGACAAAGAAATTATTGTTCTACCTCTCTTGGATGAGCGAGACGATTCGTTATTCAACGATGACTCCACCGTGAATTATGCGGCTCTTACTGACAAGATGAATATGTTCACAAACATTGTCGCAGAAAAAATTAAAGAAGGTGAAAACATTACCGGAATAGTATTCGACGGTGGTTCAACTTATCTCAAGTGGTGCGAACATGCTATGACTGCTGTTCTACTACGCAAAGGAACAATCAAAGAAGAGGGCGACGCATTCAACCAGAAAGAATGGCGAACCCGAAATCAATTGTTCCGCCAAACACTGACTCGACTTCACGGCCTCGCTGTACCTTCTGTGTTCTTTACTTTTCACCTAAAAGATGTCTCTAACTATGTAGACAACGGTTCGGGTGGTAAGGTGCTAATGAAGATTGGTGACAAACCCGATTGGGATAAAGGCACTATGCGCTTATTCTCTCAACAGATATTCCTTTCTCGCTACATGAAAAAGGCAGACTCCGCCGCAGGTGTCAAGGCCGACAACACCCTCAAGAATCTCGATGATTGGGTAGTCAAGGCGACCCTTGAAGAAATCAAAGGGAATCACATGGAACACATCGGACAAACACACACTATCCTTTCAGTAATTAAGGGTGAAGTAAAGTGGGATGGTCTACCAATGCTAACATGGGGTGATGAGTGATGGATTCAACAGCACTTTCATTGATTACTAAAAACATTGAACTCATTGGGGAAAGGTTCGACCTTATCTCTCAATCTATCGCTCGCCTTACTAAGCGTATTGACGCTTTGGAACGAGACGAGACGGACTCGGAAGATGTCGCCGTTATCAAAAGTGCTATCTTGGAAATCCAAGAAAGCATTAGTGAATCACCGGCAAAGGACTTCATTCACCACGCACTAACATCGTTCAATAAGGGGGCTTGAAAGTGAACATCAATAACAATTCCCTAAAACACATGCTTGTCACCACTAAGCGAAAGCAAACAGTCGCAGGTAAAGCGCAGTCGCAGGTGGAGTCTTGTTTGTTGAAAATACAGGCTAACATTGCTTCTATCACTTCTCTCACTAAGGACTTGACCGGACTTACGCATGTTCAATGTGATGCCAACGACGATTGGAACGGAACATTCCCTATTCCTGACATTGACCGAGTGCTTGGTATCTTGGCCCTTCACGGTGCTAATGTAGAACTTACTTACAATGCCGGTAAAAATAAATTGGTATTCAAAAGTGGTTCTAAACAAACAACCCTCGACGCTTCTCCTGACGCTTTGGCATTCTCACATAGTCAAGACACGATAAGCGACCATACAAGCCGCAGTAATGACCTCGCAGGGCGTATCAACGCTATGGGTGGAGTCTACACTACTGCCGACGGTGGTAAGATTAACTCTATCGCTTGTTACACCATCAATTCTACTGAAATGTTTGAAGCACTTCGATGTGATAACATGAACGGACAGAAATTTAACCGTTATACTTTTTCGGGCGAGAAGAAAGGACTTAGCGTTCTTGTTGGCGACCCATCAATCGGCGGTGAAACCTTAACCAAAGTCACGGTTGAAGGTCTATCTCCTATCGAACCCCCTAAATGGGAATGGTCTTTCGACGGCGGGCTTGACGAATTGTTCAAACAATTCTCCGGCCCATGCAACCTGCATGTGTTCGACTTCACGGAACACGGTCAAGGTATGCGAATCGCAATCAACTTCGGTAATGGTTCTTGGGCTTTTCAGTCGGGAATCTTAGCGTAATACTAACATGGGGGGTTGGGTCAATTGTCTACAAATGTTCCTCCGCGTGACAAAACAAAAGGTGCATCATCTGTCCTCCAAGAAGATTCGGCGGAGTCCATATCTTCGCGCACCTCCCCCCACCTGTTAGCATCTCAAATCCGAAACGGTACAATGACGAAATCCTTGAGTATGCCTCAAGCGATTGACTTAGTAGATGTCCTCAAGGGTCATGTTTCAAGTAGAAAATTATACTTGAAGGTGGCATGTTTGGCAGTCCTGAAATACGATAGTGACGGCGAACCCCTAACCCCTGCGGAAGTATCTTTCCGGTCAAAGAAATACACTTCAAAGAATTGCACTATGTCGCCACGCACTTGTGCGAGCGTTCTCGCTATGCTAAGTCGTATTGGTATAGTGGGTAGAACACAGGGTAAACCTTTTTATTATTGGTGGCATCAAAATGTTTGAAATACTCAACGGTGACTGCATCGAAATGATGCTGTCGTTACCTGACAACTCCGTAGATACCTGCGTCACTTCACCTCCCTATTGGGGTCTTCGTGACTACGGTGGCGGTGGTAAGGTTTGGGGGCCACAAGAATGTATTGGTCGTGCTAATTTTGGTCTTTTCGAGTTCGATACTTCGCACGAATGGGAGGGGTATACTCGACCGAGTGAAAATACCCGTAAAAATAATAATTCATTACAATTGAAATCCGCATATTGGGAACCTCAAGAACAGGCTCACTGTAAACACTGTGATGCTTGGTTCGGACAACTCGGACTTGAACCGACCGTACAACAGTATGTTAAAAATATGGTAGAAGTATTCTCTCATGTTCACCGAATCCTCAAACCCGAAGGCACACTATGGTTGAATCTCGGTGATTCTTATTGTGCCGGACAACGCAAGAATGGTGTTGCCGATAATGCCGGTGGTGATAGAGGTTTGCCGACAGACAGGCGCAACCAAGCGTCGGGTGTCCTCAAGAACAAGGATTTGGTCGGCGTTCCTTGGAGGGTCGCATTTGCACTACAAGAAGCCGGTTGGTGG